CAGGGTTAATTACGGGTGCAACAACTGGCACGTTTTCTGGTTTGGCTGCAGTGTCTGGATTAGCCGGAACTCTTACAACTGTCGGCACGGCATTGTCAGCCGTTGGCGCTGGCTTGGTCCTGACAGGCGTCTCACAGATCATCTCTCCTACACCACCTTCAGGCCTTGAGCTGAAAGAGGCCAATCGAATTCAGAACTTCAGCTTCAGCGGAATCACCAACACCAGCCAGCAAGGCTTGGCAGTTCCCATAGCTTATGGGCGACTTTTTGTTGGGTCAGCTGTGATTAGCAGCGGTCTTGATGTAGATCATTCCCCTAGCAGTTCAGTTACTGAAAACTATGACAGTCTTTTCGCTCTATTCCTCCGCAACAAAAGCTAATGCTTGAAGAAAAGTTTGTTCTTGGCTCTGGTGGTGGCGGCAAAGGTGGCGGCGGTGGCAGTCGCACGCCAACTGAGCAAGATGACACGCTTTCGTCTGAGCAGTTTGCGACTGTCCTAGATCTGCTTTGTGAAGGAGAGATTCAAGGCTTAGAGGATGGCGCAAAAAGCATTTTTTTAGAAGACACTCCGGTTCAAAACGCAGACGGCAGTTTTAATTTTGACAACTTTGCACTTGGTGCTGTTAATGGCACGCAAGGTCAAAATCCTATTCCTGACGCAACAGGCGGAATACAAAACGTGCGTGCGGTCAACGTAGAAGTTACAAACGCTACACCAGTCACTAGAACAATCACTAACTCCGATATCGACAGGGTTCGTGTGACAATCTCGGTTCCCAGCCTTCAATCAATTACGAGCAAGGGTGACATTGTTGGCACTTCTGTTGAGTTAGTGATTCAGCTTCAATATGACGGTGGTGGCTATAATGAAGTTCTTAGAGATACGATCAGCGGCAAAAGCAGCAGCCGTTATCAGAGAGACTATCGCATAGATCTTGATGGAAGTTTTCCTGTCGACTTGCGAGTAATTAGAATCACTTCAGATCCAACTTCAAGCAAACAAAGTAATTTAATATTTTTTACCAGTTACACCGAGATTCAAACAGAAAAGCTTGCTTATCCAAACTCTGCTTTGGTCGGCATGCGCTTTAGCTCAAAGCAATTTCAAAACATCCCACGGCGGAAATATCTGATCCGCGGGACAAAAGTCAGGATCCCTAGCAACGGCACTGTTGACACCACAACACACCTGGGGCGCATTACTTACTCAGGGTTGTTTGACGGCACGCTGTCTGCGGCGACGTGGACGAATGACCCGGCCTGGTGCTTATTCGATTTGCTCACAGACACCCGCTATGGGTGCGGCGTTCCAGAAGCATCATTGGACCTGTTCGATTTCTATGAAATCAGCAGATACTGCAACGAGCTTGTTGATGATGGCAAAGGCGGGCAAGAGCCACGCTTCAGCCTCAACCTGCTGCTTAACACTCGGGACGAGGTTTACAACGTTATTCAGCAGCTAACCAGCATCTTCAGAGGCATCAGTTATTACGGCGCTGGCTCACTTGTTTTGCGTCAGGACAAGCCCGCTGATTCTCAATACCTGCTTGGCCCCAGCAATGTTGTTGATGGCTTGTTTACCTACAGCGGCACAGCTGAGAAGGCGCGACACACTTGCGCCACAGTGGCTTGGCAAAGTTATGACACTCTTGGCGAGGTTGAATATGAATATGTTGAAGATCATGACGCCGTTGCAAAGTACGGCATCGTTAATAAAGACGTAAAAGCAATCGGCTGCTACAGCCAAGGCCAAGCGCACAGGCTGGGCAAGTGGTTGCTGACTAGCGAAAGGCTGCTGTCAGAAACAGTCAGCTTTGCTGTTTCTATTGATGCCGGCATTGCCGTCACCCCAGGCATCGTGATCGACATTGCTGATCCCTTGCGTGCTGGCACACGCCGCAGTGGCAGGGTCAGCTCTGCAACAACAACTGTTGTCACGATTGACAGTGACACTGACCTGTCTGTGAATTTGTCAAACAGTCCGACGCTGTCAGTGCTGCTGCCAACAGGTTTGGTTGAGACAAAAACAATTAGCAGCATCTCTGGCACTGCAATCACTGTCAGCGAGGCTTTCAGCCAGGCACCACAGGCGCAAGCGATTTACCTAATCCAAACCAGCGACATTCAATCGCAGCAATACCGGGTGGTGTCTGTTGCTGAGGGTGGCGATGGAACTGTAGGGGTCACTGCTGTTGCCTACAATGAATCAATCTATGCAAATGTTGAGCAAGATATAGCGCTGACAGCGCGAGATATCAGTAACTTAAGCGACACGCCCAGCACACCAGAAGGCTTGTCAGGCACTGAGTTTTTATATGAAGAGGGTCAAACGGTTCACACAGGTTTTGATCTAAGTTGGCAGCATGACAGGCTGAATGTTAATGAGTTTGCTGTTAAATATAGAATTGATGATGATAACTTTACCGAGATCAACACATCAAACCCATCTGTAACTTTGCGGACGCTGAGGTCCGGCACGCTTGAGGTTCAGATTCGTGCAAAGAATTATCTAGGCAAGCAAAGTTCAACAGCATCAGCAACGTTTGAGCTTGTAGGCAAAACGGCAGTGCCTGGCGATGTTCAGAACTTGTCGATTGAAGCAATCAGCGCCAACAGTGCTCGCCTGCGCTGGGATCAAACTGTTGACCTTGACGTGAAAGTGAATGGCCTTGTTCACATTAAGCACAGCAACCTGACTGATGGAACGGCGACATGGCCAAACTCTGTTGATCTTATTGAAGCGGTCGCTGGCAACTCAACTGAAGCCATTGTGCCGTTGGTAGCTGGTGAGATATTTGCCAAGTTTGAGGACGACTTAGGCAACAAGAGCACGAACGCAACCAGCGTGATTATGCAGTTCCCAGATACTCTGGGGCGACTTGCGGTCCAGACCCGCAGAGAGGATTTGGACAGCCCACCTTTTCAGGGCACTAAAACCGATTGTTTTTATGACGAGGGCCTAGACGCGCTGATTATCGACGGTGACGAAAACATTGATGATCAAACGGATTTTGATGACATCAGCTCGTTTGACACCCTTGGTGACATTTTGTCTTCTGCTGAATACCAGTTCGTAAATGCTCTTGATCTTGGCGCACGATTCTCATTGGATATTCAGCGTAGGTTTGTTACACGGGCATTTTTCCCTAATGACTTGATTGATTCGCGCACAGCAAACGTTGACGATTGGAACGATTTTGATGGCACAGAAGCTGACGCAGTTAATGCCAAGCTCTATTTCAGGAGCACCAACGACGATCCATCAGGCTCCCCAACTTACGGCGCATGGCAGGAGTTCATTTCTGGAACGTTTGAGGCCAGGGCGTTTCAGTTCAAAGCGGAGCTGAACAGCTCTGATATTGCGCAGAACATCTTGATTGATGAGCTGGGCTACGAAGCGACGTTCCAGCGTCGGCAAGAAAACAGCAACGGCACTATTGCCTCCGGCACCAGCACCAAGAGCGTGACATTCGACAAAGCGTTTTTCGTGGGCACAGCATCGCTTGGTGGATCGAATGCTTATCTGCCGAGCGTTGCAGTAACGGTTCAGAACCTCGGCAACGGCGAGCGGCTAAACGTCAGCAACGTCAGTGCTACTGGTTTTGACGTGGACATCTTGAACAGCAGTGATGCCAATGTGAACAGGAACTTCACCTATGCAGCTGTGGGCTATGGCAAGGCGGTTTAACATACAAGCAATGTTGTCCAAAACGGGCTGAAGCATGGCTACTCACGATTATGTGATTGCTAATGGAACGGGAGCTGCGGTCCGTTCTGACTTGAATAACGCCCTTGCGGCAATCGTCAGCAACAACAGCGGCAGCTCTGAGCCTGGGACAACTTACGCATATCAGTGGTGGGCAGACACTAATGCCAACGTCCTGAAAATTAGGAACAGCGCCAACAACGCATGGATCACGCTGCGTGAGCTTGACGGCACGATGCTGATTGAGGACGGCTCAGCGGCATCGCCTGGCCTTGCATTTGCTGATGATCTTAATACTGGAATCTACAGCGGTGCCAACAATCAAATTGGTTTCACCACTGACGGTGTAGAGCGTTTCAAGATTACAACTGCTGAAGCTGTATTTAATGACGAAAGCAATGACATTGACTTCCGCGTGGAGTCAAACGGCAACACACACATGCTGTTTGTCGATGCAGCAAATGACCGTGTTGGCATCGGAGAAAGCGGGACTCTGGATGGGTTGCTTGTTATTAAAGGAGACTCAAACGCTTCTACAGTTCCTTCAATCCGCCTCAAAGATGGCACAGATACTCGTGAAGCGTGGATTTCAAACGCATCTGGCGACTTAGTGCTTGTTAATGGGGGCGACGACAACACCCCTCATTGCAAAATTACGCTGTTTGATGCAAACATTCTTTCATTTGAGACGGCAAACACGGAGCGACTGCGCCTGGACTCATCAGGGCGGTTATTAGTTGGGGCGTCATCCTCATCTGCTGACTGTGCTGGCGTATATGAAGGAAGCAGTTCTTCTGCAGCCGCAATCGTTCACCTGAGTAGATCTTCAGGTGTAAGCAATGGCAGCACACTTGGCGCGTTGGATTTTAGTGATAACGCTCAAAACACTTATGCACAAATTAAAGCTGCAGCAGACGCTGAGCCTAGTGGCAGCAGCACTCCTGGTCGCATTACATTTTCAGTTTGCCCTAACGGCACAACCACATTGAGCGAGGCAGCACGCATCGACGAGGGGGGACGGTTTATGGTGGGGGTAAGCAGCAACTTTGTTCGCGGCCAAATTCAGGCTGTTGATGCTGGCGGTGGTGAAATAACGATTGGCCGCAACGATACAACTATTGCCTCAGGTAATGATATTGGCCATTTATTTTTCTGTTCTAATGATGCTGGCACGGCAGGATTAGTTGTAGCCAACATTAGTTGTTTTGCCGATGCAGATCATTCAAGTGGTTC